TCAGAATTTGCACTTCTTCACAGTTGACTATGTAAATGCTAACGCATCAACAGGTCCAGAAGGTGCTCAACAAGCAGTTTTACGTGCTATCGAAGACACAGCGACTATCGCGGCTATCGGTCCACTACTTGACACAAACTCACAGCAAACATTTGCTGTTGAAGCAACAGGTGGTAACGGTACAGTTGTAGCGGCTACATTACAAGCGGCTATCCGTGCTTTAGGTACAGTTGACTCAGTTGACTTATCTTCAGCAACAGTTACAGATACAAAATTAGGTATCTTAACAGCGGCAGTTGTAGCGTAAGTTTAGACTTATACTTAAAGAAGCCCACTTTTTACGGTGGGCTTTTTTATTGGCGTAAATATCAGCATGGAGCAATTAGATATGTTTGAAGAGAAAGATACAACTGCCTGGGTCTATGAATCACCTGATGGTGGCAATACCATATACAGGCGTAAACTTAGGGATCCACACTATAAACGTGAACTGGTCCAGCAGATAGAGGATGAGTTCCGTGACTACAGAGAATGGATATACCGACAGCACTGGAATGAACTAGTTAAGCATCCTGCTGTCAAGGACGCGATAGATAAACTTAAAACGATAGTGGCATTGGTGGAAGAATGATAGTTTGTTGGACATTAGCAGATATCTCAAATACTGGCTTTACTGCCAAGCCAAAGAACGAGCACGAAGTTAAATTACGCAATCAACAACGCAACTATGAAACATTCCTACAACTGATTGGTATGCGTAATCAACCATCAGTTCTCATCCATCCTGAACAGTTAGAAGATCAGGATCTTACAGCATATGGCTTTGGTGAAGAATATTTACAGGCAGTAGGATTCAAGTATAGTGTTTGGATGTTTGCGTTCACAGTGGAACAGCCTTCGGCATTTGACAATAACAAGGGCAAGTTACAGGCTCTAATGGATGACTTTAACGGAATCCCAATCATCACTGGTTTAGAAGAGACAGCAAAAATTAATAACACAATCAACACGTTAGGATCAAGACGCAATACATTTTTCATGCACGATTTGACAAATAATGATAAATAATCAGTATAAAGCATCACATAGAACACACATAACTCAGGCACATATAGGCTCAATTAAATTCACAAAACACTCGTGTGATAACTTCCTATTGACGGAAAAAATATGAGCACTACAAAAATTGAGAAGCAGAACTTAGAAGCCCACGTTGAGTTATGTGCCGAGAGGTACGAGGCATTGGAAAACAAACTAGACGCGGTGGAAAAGAAAGTTAGTAAGTTGGAAGAAGTGGTCTATGAGATCAAAGATCTCGTTGTGGGCCAAAACGAAAAACGTAACCAGCAACTAATAAGATGGGGAGTTACTGTTATAGGTTCTCTCTTAGCAGTCGTTGCCTGGTTTATAGCACAGAATCTAGGTTAATCGTATGCGCCAGGCCGATGCATACAACCGTCTTAAAACTATTGCTCAACAAGGCCTGAATCAAGTTCGTAAGAACGTCATTGTCAAACGGAAGGACGACTATCTCGCTTTTGATAGATATAGGATTGTAAAATCCTTTGATGGATTTAAGGTATTTCATCATATTAATGAAGTACATGAGTTTTTAAATTCACAGATGGCAACCACATATTGTACCTTGGAAACTTTTGGAAGGACTTCAGAGGCGAGGACTACAATAAGAATAGATGAAGTTATCCAACGCAGGATGTTTGATCTTGCTGTTGCTGAAAACACTATTAATAAAAGTAGCGATAAAGAAAAAAGAGTAACTGCGGCAATTAGAGCACAGGAAACAGTGTTAGAAATCAAAGCGTTAAAGAAAGACGCAGAGCAGTATATAAACCTGGCTAAATATATCCAAGAGAAGGAATTGGACAATGAAATTAACAGACATAGCACCAAAAACAGACGTTAGACTGATCACAAAGGTGATGAAATCATATTTCGCACCTAAAATTGATGTTTCTAACATATCTGAAACTAAAGCTCGTACCATGCTCACTAAGACTAGAGCATTAATCAAAGAGGCAAAGAACACTCCAGCATTACATACGAGCGAGAAATCGCCGGCATACTTGGAATTATTGATGCTTGAACAGGCATTGAGAGCAAGGATCGCTGAAGCGGGTGCGGACAGTCCTTCATACGCAAACGGCACAGCATATCAGTCAGCAGTTAAGAACGCAATCGCTCCGGACATCAAGGAACCTGATGAGGACGAGGAAGAAGACGAAGATATGGAAGAAGGTTCATGTGGTTCTAAGCGTAAGATGGGCGAATATGGCAAGAAGAAAATGAAAGAGTCCAAGTTAACAGAATCAGAAGTAGAACAGGCACAGGTAGTATTGGCCGCACAGGACATGGTTGACAAGATCGCAGGTTGGATGGAAGACGTTGCGGACATGCAATACAAAGATCTGCCAGGATTAGTGGAAATGATGCGTAATGAAATTGGTGTTAACGAAGCACAATCATTCTTAGACGCACAGACGGCAACATTAACAACTCTATTATCAGCATTAGAACAGGCAAAACAAGAAGCAACGAACGCAATGGCACCATTGACAGGCGAACAGGCTGTTGACCCAAGCGAATTCGGTGGGGATGATCTAGACGCTGGTGTTGACAACGACACACCTCCGACGTTAGATGTAGACGACACTGAAGAAGAACCAGAGATAACAGAACCAGAAGCAGACTTAGAACCAGATCTAGGCAGAGAAAGACGATAATGACTAAGCCATTAAACGAAAGTATTAGAGACGACCTAAATAAAACATTCGATCGACCAGTTAAAGAAGATCAAGGACAGGCACAATTTTTAGTAAAACAAACATATAACCTACCTGAAAGTTACTACGAAGAAAAACAAAACGCACCAATGTCAGATGATGAAGTCTACGGATTATGTAAAGAACAAGGGCAAAAAGTCAAAGAAGAATTTGTAGATATGCCAGCACTAATGGACAGCGTAGACAACAAAGCTCAACCTCTTAAAGAAGCCGCAAAACCAGTAGCAGTAATAAACATAAAGGATTTCTTAGATTGGGTGTATAGTGATCGTGATGAATACACTGAGCTAGGAAACCAAATGATTAAAGAGTTACAAGCAACAGGTAAGGCATCGCTAACACTTAATGATATATTGGTTGGTCTTGGTTATCTACCTATAAACCAAATTGAAAATTTTGAAGATATCGAAGCACAACTAACTGACGTTGAAGGCATTGATGACGAAGAGATAGTAAACCCAAGTCTATACCTTGATGTTAAGTGGGTAAAGTAGATAATGAAACTATTTGAGGTTGATGGCCAAGGTAATGAATTGGCCGCACTGGTCCAATATCTAATTGGAAAGAGTGATGACCTCAAGTCAAAGCCACAGATGAAGACAGATACCTTCATTGACATGGCGAGAAGCATGGGTGTTAACATAACATTTGGCAATCTACAGGCACTATCACAACAGACCCCATTAAAGAACATGATCACTGATCTTAACCAGGATGTTATCGCATTCGGTGACGCAGATCCAAACGTTAAGATGCCAGTTGACAAGGCAAGAGACACAGTCAAGAAGATGGCAAAAAGATCATTAGGCAAGAGACAATAACATATATACAGTTAACATGATGCTCCATAAACCCTACTTCGGTAGGGTTTTTTATTGGTTGTACTTGACAACTGGTCGATAAATACTGTACAATAATACTCAAGTATTAAGGAAAAATAAAAATGGCGTACAGCAATAAAGTATTAGATCATTATGAGAATCCTCGCAACGTAGGATCGTTGGATAAAGAAGACCCTACAGTAGGAACAGGTATGGTTGGTGCTCCAGCGTGTGGTGACGTAATGAAATTACAGATCAAGGTGAATGATGAAGGACGCATTGAAGATGCTAAGTTTAAGACTTATGGTTGTGGTAGTGCTATCGCAAGTAGCAGTCTCGTCACAGAACTTCTCAAGGGGAAGACCTTGGATGAAGCCACCGCAATTAGAAACATGGATATCGCGGAGGAACTCGCACTTCCGCCCGTCAAGATTCATTGCTCAGTGCTTGCTGAAGATGCGATCAAATCAGCGATAGCAGATTATAAAACAAAACACGAAAAGTAACATGGAAGTTGGATCACCCTGTGTTAGTGTCTGTCTATTAGACCTCAACGGTATATGCCAAGGGTGCGGCCGGACACAAGAAGAAATAGCCACCTGGTGGGACATGACCAACGACGAAAAACAACAGGTATTGGATAGACTAGGCAAATGATAGCATTAACGGACAAAGCCGCCGAAAAAGCCGCATATCACATAGCATCTAGAGAAGGGACTCAAGGCCTCCGCATTGGTGTAAAGACCACTGGGTGTTCTGGTATGGCATATATACTAGAGTTCGTAGACGCAATCTTACCAGATGATGTGACATTTGTTGATAAGGATGTTACACTGGTAGTGGACAAGTTACATCTGACCTATTTGGATGGGCTTACATTAGATTACCAGAAAAAAGGATTAAACGAAGGCTTTGAATTCATCAACCCAAACGAATCAGCAAGATGTGGCTGTGGAGAATCATTCACAGTCTAGGATAGTCGCAAGACATGACTATGCCTCACTCACAAGAAAATCAGTAGACGGCCAGCGTTTATATACATGTCCGGATGGTAACGCAGTTCCTAGTGTTACTACAATTTTAGATAAAACTAAACCCGAAGAAAAGAAACAGGCACTTTTAAACTGGCGCAAGTCGGTAGGAGAGCAAAAAGCCAACGAGATAGTCACCGAGGCCGCCAATAGAGGCACTCGAATGCACAAGTATCTTGAAGATCATATAAACGGAGAGACACTCAAAGAGTCAGTATCAAATCCCTACGCACAACAGAGCTTGGACATGGCTAAGATTGTTATCGAAGAAGGTCTCAAAGATGTGAACGAATTCTGGGGTACAGAAGTCGCTCTATACTTTCCGCAAATATATGCGGGCACCACAGACTGCGTGGGCATACACAAGGGCGAGGGAGCCATACTTGACTTTAAACAAACTAACAAGCCAAAGAAGCGTGAGTGGATTGAAGACTACTTCCTACAGTTGGCCGCATACGCAGAAGCACATAACGAAATTCATGGCACCAAGATCAACAAGGGCGTGGTTCTGATGTGTTCAAAAGATTATCAATATCAAGAGTTCATATCAGAAGGTGCGGAGTTTGACATGTGGAAGGACCTTTGGTGGAAACGTGTTGAAGAATATTACAAAAAATACCGATGATCGAATTACACATATTTTTTCTATTAATAGTTAAGCACACCATAGTAGATCTTGGAATCCAAAGCTGGTTGCTGTGGGGTAAGGCACATGAGAAAGGTGACTACCTTGGTGGTCATCAACATTATCTACATCATGCTATTGGAACTTTTCTAGTACTTTTATGCTTCTTAGACTTACACACGACCTGTGTGTTAAGCGTTATTGATTATCTAGCACATTGGCACATAGACTTTTCCAAACATAACCTAAATAGATATCTAAATGTTACAAGGAAGGATTTAAAGTGGTGGTGGATCACTGTTTTGGATCAACTTCTTCACTTTACCACATACTATCTAATTATGATATATGTCAGTTCACTAAATATTTAAATGTTAGAAACAATACTTTTCTTTTTATTCACTTATCATCTTTATTGGGTTGGATTTAGACTTATAGTACATGGTCCATCACATCATCATTGGACTCTGACTCCAATAATGGAGTATTTCTGTAGATTCATATTATGGATCACTATGGGATTAAACTTTCCAAATTGGTTACAGATAGCCATAGCACAACATCGGATACATCACAGAGACAGCGACACTGATAAGGATCTGCTGAGCCCACACAATTTTACCTTAAGAGAATTCCTTGAGGGAGTACACAAATACGAGGAAGGGCGACCTTTTTATGTTAGCCCAACGGATGTTAAGAAGTACGGATCAGATATCAAACTGTATGATGACTGGTTAGAAAAAAATCTATTTCTCAAACATCGCTATCTTGGATTGAACATACTATGGATAGTCTACGCACTCTTGTTTGGCCTACCAGGAATAGTAGTTGGTGCTATCCATAGGTTCTATATCATGGAGATCAACATACTCGTTAGCATCTGGTTTTATCACAATGTTGGTTACCAATCAAAAGGATACAAGGGACAAGATAAATCCAAGAACATATTTCCATTGGCCATACTGTTGGCTGGTGAGGAACTACATCACAATCATCATAGGAACTCACAGAGACTAAACTATGCGATACGTTGGTTTGAGTTTGATCTAGGCTATTGGTATGCTCGAATGTTAAATGCCGTTGGACTAATCAAGATACACGGACTTAATCCGAATAAATAGTAACATAACAGGAACGGATAGAGACAAATGGCAATAGTTCAAATTTCACGCATACAGCACAGGCAAGGCCTCCAAGAAAACCTACCCCAATTAGCGGGAGGTGAATTTGGATGGAGCATTGACCAAAGACGATTATACATTGGTAACGGGACCATAGCAGATGGTGCTCCGGTCATTGGCAACACAGAGGTACTAACAGAATTTTCCAATATTGTTGGGTTATCTGATGCTTACACATACAAAGGTGATGACGCTGGATATGTGGTAAAGACGGGAGAATTTGCCAGCACACCAATTGCTAGAAGCATACAGGACAAATTTGATGAGGTAGCCAGTGTCAAAGACTTTGGCGCTATTGGCAATGGTACCACAGATGATACTGACGCAATCAATAGAGCGTTATACGAACTATTTTGTAGAGAAGTTAACACAGAAGTTAGACGTAGCCTATACTTTCCGGCAGGCACTTATAAGATTACAGGTACAATAAAGATTCCATCATACGCTAAACTATTTGGCGAAGGCATGAACAGTTCTATAATCAAGATGGATAATGATCCGGCATCTACTATTCCAGACTACGTAGCACGTACCACA